ATGAAAGAAACAGAGAAGAAAAAAGAAGTAACTGCTAAGAGCATTACTAAACAATTGAAAGAAGTTCAAGAAAAAAACGCAAAAGCTCAAGTTGCGAATGATAAGCGTCTTTATACTCGCTATAAAAAGCAGATTGAAACAGCGTATGGGAAAATGGAGACATGTTACTTAGATACGGCTGTAGCAATCCATTCTATTTATCAACAGCAACTTTATAAACTGGATAACTATAAAAATATCTACGATTTTGCTAAAGAAAATTATGATATTTCACGTGGTACTTGTAGCAAGTTCATAAACATTTGTGAGCGCTTCGGGGCAATTAATGAGAATGGAAATGTTATTGGTTTACAGGAACGTTTTAAAAATTTTGGTGTATCTCAATTAGGCGCTATGCTCCCTATGCCCGACTCTTTACTTGAACAGTGTGACTATAAGATGTCTGTACGCGCATTAAAACAATTATGCGAGGATTATAAAGAAAGTTTAAACGCGCATCAAGAAGTAATAGAGGGCGTTGAGTCTGATGTAGTTGATTCAGAAAGTGTTATTAATACTGGCATGAATGAGCCAATTGAGACTTTAGTTGATGTAACAGACAATAAGACATTTGTATGTCAAGCTTCTACGTTTGAAGAATTTGCAAAATTGCAAGATGTAATAAAAGAAAGTTTTGAGGACGTGCTAAAAAAATATCCTCATGCAAAAATCAGCGTTGATATTATTTTTTAATATGTTAAGCCCTGTTTAGGGCTTCCCCAAGGTGGCAATTAAATTTATATATAGTCACGTGTAAACTCGCCCGAGATACTGGGTTGACTTAAAGAGAAAGGAAGAAAAAATTATGAAAATTTATGTAAGAAGTGAAGAATCTGTAACCGTTATTGATAAGAGCAAAAAAGATTGGGAAATGAACGGTCGCAAAGGTACGGCTTATAAAGCAATTTGTCACATGAAAAAAGGTGATGAGGTGAGCGTTGACGAGGTTCGTATCACAGAAGAAGTTTATAGAACTATGAAGCCTATGACACGTTATTTTCTTGCCGGAGACTTGGACGTTAAGAACGGACGTTTTGAAGTTAATGAAGCAGTAGAGGATAAAACTACCAAATAGTTCACACGTGTGAACTATTTGTAATTGAATACACTCTCGCCCCGTCGGTGCATTTAAGGGGCGAGAGAATGCAAAGCGTATAACTCCCCCGTTCCCCTTGTTCACTCTGTTCAAGGTCAGCGTTGGGTTATGGGATAATTGTTTTTTAATTATCCCATAAGCACATAACGAGAGCGACGGGAACCCATGGGGCGTCGGGTCGGCTCGTTAAGCGTTCGCACTATACCTCCTATCGGGTTAGTGATATAAACATTTCTCTCATAGAAACTGTTTGCTTGCCTTGTGATAGGGCGAGGCAAGTGATTGTTGCATTATGGAAATTAAAAATATTTTTATGTTGGGCATTTTTATGATAGCCTTACGTTTTTATTTAAGGGATTTATAAATGAATGAAGAAAATAATGTGGACATTGAGCAATCTGTCGAGAAAGATATATTATCTTCTGAAGTTTCTGACGTAAATGAAGAACAGAAAGTTCACACGTCTGAACCCGAACAAGTTCAAGAAGTAACTGAGAATTATACGGAATTATTGGAACAGGTTCAGCAAATTAATTTAAAAATGGATAATATCACGAATATTTCTATCGTTTGTATGGTCGGTGTTGGAATGGTCGTCGGTATAATTGCTTGTAGTATTTTTGCAAGGTATTTCAAATCTTAAGGGGAGTTTTAAGATGGATATATTAAATTTACCATTGGAAGAACTTGGAAAATTATTTGTGTCTATTATTCCCATTGGCTTTTTAGTCGGTTGCTTTCCTATGATTATAGGTGTTGCAATTGATGGGATAATTAGAATATTCAAAAAGGTGTAAACCGGAAAGGAGTTAATCATGGAAGGAGTAAGCACAGCTTTAACTACAGCTTTTACAAGCATTGCGACTTCAATTACTGGGGTAATTGGTGATATCTTACCAATTGCGCTCCCTGTAGTTGGTGCAGGTATTGTAATCGGTGTTGGTATTGGAATCTTCAAAAAGGTTGCCAAGCCTACAAGTAACTAATACTGGTTAGTATAGTTTAGGGGAAAGAGGTTGGATTTTTGTCTGACCTCTTTTTTCATTTACAGAAAGGAAGTGAACTATGAAAAAGAAATTTAAAAGAATTGTTCCATTTGTGTTAGTTGGTGTCTTAGTAAGTTCTTTTGTTATGACTAATTACAATAAAGCACGTGAAGCAAAAGCTGCGTTTGTGGTTGATGATATTGCTCTTATGGTTGCTCTTTTTGCAATGTGTGGGATTACTTACACTGGACTTGAATATTATTATGCAAATGGTCAATGGTTAGATGAAAATGATAGTCCCGTTGCAGACAATGACACCAAAAAACAACTTGACGGACTTCTTGACAGGTCAAAAAAACATTGGGATGAAGAAGTTAGAAAAAAAGCTATAGCGCAAGGGTTGATTGATGAAGATGGTAATATTCTTAATAATGGCAGTGGTGGCTCTAGTGGTGACGATAATAATAATGATGATAAGTTTCCTAGTTGGGAAAAATTAAAAGAGAAAGTTGCCAAAAGCGGTGGAAATGTTGCGCTTGCTGTTTCTTCTCTTCTTCCGTTTGTTGCTCTTTATGGTTATAGTGCTTTAGAGAAATCTGGTGCAGATTTGGCTGATAAATTGATTGATGATGGCATGGATATAGATTTGAAATATTTTACTTCTGATGCTGTGGCTTATGGGTTTGGTAGTGGTGTTGTGACTGGTGGCGATGCTTTTATTTTTTATTCTGATTCTCCTATATGTTTATATAATAATAAAATTTGTTTTTTATATAAATCTAATTTTAGTTTGACTTTATTTTCTTCTGATGGAAGTCTTAATCTTGAACGTACTAGTAATATATCTTATATATATGGTACTTTAGATAGTTCTTATGTTAATGGTGGTAAAATTTATGTACAAAATGTTCCGAGAGCAACTTCTTTAAAAAGTCGTTATCCTAAATTTGATAATTTAACTGATGTTAAAAATTATTTTAATGACGTTTTAAACAATGATGAAAACAATAATATTTTTAATCCTGTGACAATTGGTCAAGATTCTTCTTTGCGTGATGCTATGAAAGAAAATAGTAATTATCCTACTTCGCCAATTCATAGTAATATTAAGTTACCGTCTACGGATAAATTGAAAGAGCTTATTAAGAATTTAAAAAGTACGGTAGACGATAATGACGGTAGACAGAATGTGGTTGATGATTTTATTAAAGACTTAACTACTCCCGATGATTCGGGGGGCGTTTCTCCCAATCCAACCCCTACGCCTGACCCTAGTAATCCCGATTCCGGTGGAAGTGGTGGCACTGATACGGATAATCCCGATGATACGGATAAAAGTAATTTTACTCGGGATTTGCGCCTTGTTTTTCCTTTTTGCATTCCTTTTGACTTGGTTGACTGTATCCGTTTATTTAGTTCAGAACCCGAAACGCCTAAAATCGATTTCCCTATACATTTTCCTATTGTTAATGTCGATTATACTTTTACGATAGACTTAAAGGATTTTGATGGTGTTGCTAAAATATGTCGTTCTATGTTTTTGATTATGTTTATAATTGGTCTTGTTTTTGCGACTCGTCCGTTAATTAGGGGGTAAGAAATATGAGTTTTATGAAAGAGCTTGTTATAACTTTTTTGGATTGGGTTTTGAAGTTATTGCCTACTAGTCCGTTTACTCAATTTATTAATGCTTGTACTGATATGCCTTATCTTGGGTGGTTTAATTGGTTTGTTCCTGTTGGTGAAATGATTGCAATAGGTGAAGCTTGGCTTGTAGCAATTGGTTTGTTTTATTTTTATTCCATTGTTCTTCGATGGATAAAAGCTATTAATTAAGGGGTGGCTTATGTGGTTAGATGATAATGAAAAAAATACATGTTCAAATTGTAAGTTTGGAAAGCGTGATATAACTTGTAAGTATTGTGATAATTGCTTTTTAACTTATACTGTCACTGGACAAAAGTATGTAAATTGGCAAAAAGAAGAAAGGGGAAAATATTATGATTTATTTGTACAGTGGAACGCCTGGCTCGGGAAAATCTTTACATACTGCAAGGGTTATCTTTTACGCTTTAAAAAGTGGCTTTCCTGTAATCGCTAACTTTTCTATAAATTTAGAACGTATTAAACACCGTAAAGGTGAATTTATTTTGAAAGATAATTCTGATATTACGCCCGATTTTTTAATTGATTTTTCAAGAAAGTTTTTTCAAGGTAAGCGCGTAAAAGAGGGGAAGTTAATACTAATTATTGACGAGTGTCAACTTATGTTTAATGCACGTGAATGGAATATAAAGGGGCGTGCTGACTGGCTTTCTTTTTTTACTCAGCATAGGAAATATGGTTACGACATTATTCTTGTGGCACAATTTGACCGTATGGTTGATAGACAGATTCGTTCATTAATTGAGTATGAATTTATTCATAGAAAAATTAGTAATTTGGGTTTAAAAGGGAAAATCCTTTCTTTGTGCGCTGGTGGCAATTTATTTATATCTGTCAAAGTATGGTATCCAATGAAAGAGAAAGTTGGTAGTGAATTTTTTAAGGCGCGTAAACGCTATTATAGTCTTTATGATACATTCAACTCGTTTTCGGCTGTCTCCGAAGAGGGGGGGGGCGGGGGGGGGCCC